CTCGGGTCATATCTCTTGTATCTTTACCATCGGCAATGTCAGCCATTTCTTTATCGGTTGAAAGATTGCCGAGTGAGTCAAGAACAAACACCATCGGTGGCTTGTCCTTGCCTTCAAGATACTTGTCGAGGATCTTTACTGCCTGTGTGCGAAACTCTTGGACAGTAGCCACAGGAACAATACCAACACGCCTTGCGTCAATGCCACGATCAACAATGAATTGCTTGGAGATAGCGGACTCTGACTCAAAGTAAAATACAAATCCATCTGGATGATCCTCTAGAAACTGCTTGACTACATTGAGGGCATAGAAAGTTTTACCAACAGAAGGCTCACCTGCAAATGCTGTAACCTTGTTCTGTGGTAGTCCTCCATAGATCGAACCAGATAGCAATGCGTTCATAGCATATGATCCAGTTCCAATAAATCCAGAAACGTCACCAGCAGCAACACCATCATCGACGACGCCTGCATACTCATTATCTGTTTCTGCTAGTAGTTGATTAAAAATATCTGACATAGAATCTCCTTTGTCAGGTTACATAACAATCTCGTTAGGCAACCTCTTTAAAGTGTTTTTGTAGTTCCGGTGATAGCTTCTTTAGAAGATCACCACCGACCCCAACACGAACCAGTTGTGCTAGTTCTACTACATTGTTGGGTGTAATTGATGCTTCATCTGGCACAAACTCATAAAGACGGGCTGGGGAATGCTTATACTTTTCGTCCTTATTCTTCGCCATGATAGATCCTTTCCTTCATATAGTCATAGACTTTGGGCTGCTTTGATGCTAGGTAATTCCAATAGTTCTTCTTTTCGTTTAGCTTATTTGTTATATCCTGAAACTCCCTCACTAGATCATTGTTAAGATGATTATACGAGTGTGAGAGGTGTAAGTCAACTGGAAAATAATGCATTCCGGTACCAACTGCATTGATACCATCATTACCATACAGATTAGTTCTAAACTTAACCTTATATGCATCAATGAAGGATGATGTATCTGATGTTCCGTCCTGCATTGACTTATCAACATCGCAATAGTTACGATTGCATACTGCACGCCAGTATTCGGTATCGTTTCTTACTGACAAGGAATAGTGTAGTGCCACGAATTGAGCAAAGCCATCAAACATAATACGACAAGAATAGTTAAACCCGTCTCTGTCCCATTGTGTTACAAGATGCTCACTGTCACGATCAAGCGAACGAATCAATCGAATTAGAAACATATGAACAGAATACAGTCCGTTACTTTCTAGAGGTTCGATAAAGCCGGCAGATAGACCGATGGCACAAACATTCTTGACCCATAGACGATTAGCAATACCAGTCTTGAACTTGATCTTACGAAACTGTTGACCGTCACGTAGCTTACCACGCCATTTCAAATGTTCTTTGAACTCTTCCAAAGCACCTTCATCATCGATATATTTATCCGAGTAAACGTATCCGATACCTAGGCGACTCCAAAGTGGTGTATTCCATACCCAACCATTACCGATAGCATGACAGTCTGTGTATTCTACAATTTCTTCTCTCTTGTTATCGTAGGGTACCTGTGCTGCCCAAGCAGAGTTGTTTGGTAGAATGTCACCATATGAAACGAATGGTTCTTTCAATGCTTCGCCAAGAAGTATCGATCGGAAGCCTGTGCAATCGACGAATAGATCGGCATAGATTTTCTCACCACTGTCTAGTAGAAGATACTCTACACCATCTTCACCTACCTCGACATGCTTTACAAATGCCTGAATGTGCTTTACACCTTTAGGCTTACAATAATGATCACGAAGCCATATAGCAAACTTAACAGCATCAAAATGGTAAGCGACATCATTTCCCATATGATAGTTAGGGAATGTACCATCTTCTGCTATTCTGTTTTGATTGACAAGAGCCATGATTGGATATACACAGTCTGCATAATCAGATACAGGTGTATCAGGATACAACATCTTCTTATAGTACCAATCATTCTTTTCATGAACATTGCCAACAGTATTAATACTACCGAAAGGATAGTGAAATGATCCAGCACCTTTCTTATAGAAATCAGTAAAGCGAATCGATAGCTTGTAAGTTGCATTACAAGCCCTCATAAAATCTTCATCTTTGATATCTACAAGACGCAACCACTCGTTGATGAAACCTAATGTGGATTCACCGACACCAACTGTAGGTGTGTTTGGGTCCTCGATCAAAACGACTTCTCTATCCGCAAGACGTTTGATGAAAGTGGCAGCGGACATCCAGCCCGCTGAACCACCACCAACTATGACGATCTTATTGATTGGTTTGCTCATGAAAAGAAATCCTCTAAACTGGATACACGTTCTGCTCTCCAGTCAATAGCCTCAAGGATGATCTTCAATGGCTCTAGGAAAGACTTTTCGAACTGTGTATTGTAGTCGATATACTTGTGCAGATCAAACTCCTCAGGGATACCACCAGCAGGAAAGCTAATGATGTTTGACTGAATATGATTTGGCTCTTTCAAGTATATATACTTCAACTTCTCACCAGTTTGGATCAATGGATACTTAATAGAAAGGTCATGCTTATGTAGAAGGTGATTATATAAGATAGCACCACGAACATGAATAGGAGTTCCGGATGCATATAGGTTCTTCTTATCGTGCCACTTAACCAGAGCATTGAGGCCCCGAGGAAATGCAATGTCCGCCAAAGGCAGAGTTTTAAATTCACTACGGAAAGTTTCAATGAAAGACTGAATAGCCGTTTCGTCTGCATCAAAGATAACATCAACTGCCTCTCTTAGTTTCTCTCTACATGCTGTGGGTGTGGATGATTTGACCATTTCAAGACCCATAACCTTCTTCTTAGGTTGTGCGTATTGAACACCCTCATTGTTATAGACATTTAGAATGTAACGCTTCTTGGCTGTCCAGATAGCCTTATCACACAACGCTTCACGCTTCATTACAATCTTTTGTTGAAAGACGTTAGTATAATCACCAAGTTCTCTGCAAGCCTTATCAATGATAGGTTGAACCTTACTTTCGCTAACTCTATCCATGAAATTGATGGATTTTGAAGTATCTGTAGCATCTGATAGCAGCGTTTGACGTACCAAATCTGCAAGGTTGAGGTAAACCGAATCAGTGTCAACCGCAATAACATAATCTTTCTCCGTCTTTAGTATCTTTCGTAGATATGAATTGATTGCATTTTCGATCCACCGTATGGAAAGTTGGCCTGTAGTCGTGACAGCAATCGCATTGCGTAGATCGAAAAATCTGAAATACTTGGACCCCAACGCACCATAGAGGGAGTTGAGCGAGACTTTTTTAGAGAGTTGCAGGTTTTTGAACTTTGCAATCTCTTTTTTGAGTTCTGCTTTCTTCGCTTTGTCTGTTTCATTTTCGTATTTCGTTTCGGCATCTAGCATCGCTTTCTTATATACTTTACGATCAGCAAACATCTTCTCAACCATTTCAGGCATGAAGCCTTGCTTGTCACGGCGATAGAACTGACCGTTTGCTGTTAGACATACATCGTCACCCACAAGAGAAGTTGTGTCCACTTTTCTGGTAAGTAGGGAGTCCACATTAACATTACAAGAAAGGATAGAACGCATAGACTCACTATAGGAATCAGGTTCCACAATAGTCTCTGGGCTGATGTTGCTGCCCATGATGACTGATGGGTACTCAGAATTAACGTCAAAACTTGCAACCCAATCATGAAAACCGATAAGAGGATCCTTAACATAAGCACCAACATAGGCTGCTTCCTTTTCGTGTGTGACGTTAGGTGGAACTACAATATTCTTAGACTTTAGATGATTGAAGCAAATAATATCCCACATACGAACTTGGGTAAACACATCTTCATAGTTACACTTATTGTCATAAGACAAGGTAAGCGCCAACTCAATCAGCCTATGCTTTTCCTCAAGGCGTTCTACGATCTCAACGTCTTTGATGTTATAGTCGATGAATTTTTGATAGTTCTCTTTATACAGATTGTGGAGAGACCCATACTCGGCGTAAGACAACTTACGATCACCCAACTCAACATTGGCGATATTGTCAAGACGATATGATTCCTGTGAGCGACCATCAGGAGCATACCAACGATATAGTTTGATATAGTCTAGGATTGGCACACCGAGAATACCATAACTGCCGACCTTCTTCATACCAACGTCAGCAAGGCGTGGTGTCACTGTTC